ACAAAAAAGACGCGGAATTAAATGAAGCTCGCTATTTTTTTAGGCATAATGCTATTGCTGGTATCGTCAGCCTTTGCTGGCTATCGAATGATTATGGTGGCTAAAATAGAAAAGATGGAAATAGAACTACAAACCGCGATCAACAATCAACAGGTTCTTGAGAACACTATTAAGACACAGAATGACCAGATCGTAAAAGCCTTGGAAACCGCCAAGAAAACCCAGCAACAAATCCAGAGCCTGAATACACGCTATAGTGAATCGCAAGCCCAAGTAACAAATTTGAGAAACAAGTTTGCCAAACATAACTTGGAAGGAATGGCTCTTGCTAAACCTGCATTGTTGGAAGGCAAGATCAACAAAGCTACCACTAGAGTGTTGGAAAATTTGACTGTAATAACAAACCCAGAACAATTTGATGAAGAACTTACTGATACTGCTGTTACTACTGTCAATTAACGGTTGCACCTCTTTTTCTCTTTTTGGAGAAAGGAAAGCAAAAGCCATGGTGCCAGAAACAAAGCCTGTAGAGGTGGTTACGATTGCCAGAACCGCACCTATATATCATCCTCCGTTGCCTGAGCCAATTGAATCAGCATCAATGGATTGGAGAATATTGTCTCCTGATATCATGCAACAATATTTGAATAGTTTAGAAACAGGCGATGAGCCAAGGGTTGCTTATTATGGACTTACTTCTCAAGGTTATGAGAACTTATCCATGACCATGGGAGAAATTACCAGATATTTAGAGCAGATATTACATATTGTGGGCTATTACAGGGAAATGGACGAAGAGGAAGAAGAATAAATGGGACTAATCAAATATCAATTCAAAGCTGGCATTGATCGTGAAGGAACGGACTATACTGCTGAAAACGGTTGGTATAATGGCGACAAGATCAGGTTTCGATCTGGTCACGCTGAGAAAATAGGCGGATGGATTAAATATTCCAGCAGCACTTTTGAAGGAACTGCACGGTCTTTATATAATTATGCGGCATCAGACGCAACGCATTATGTAGGCGTTGGGACACACCTAAAGTTTTATATTGCTGATGGCACAACCTATAATGACATAACCCCGATTAGAGCCACGACATCTGCTGGGGACGTAACTTTTTCAGCCAGTAATGGCGATGCTACGCTTACTGTAGCTGATACTGCACATGGAGCTGTTAAAAATGATTTTGTCACTTTTAGCGGTGCAGTAACTTTAGGTGGGCTGATTACAGCCCCTGTTTTAAATCAGGAATACCAGATAGCTACTATTGTTGATGATAATAGCTATACGATTGAAGCGAAAGACACTGATGGCGATGAAGTAACAGCAAACAGTAGTGATAGCGGTAATGGTGGCTCCAGTGTAGTTGGCGCTTATCAGATTAGTGTAGGTTTGGATGTTTATGTTTATGGCACTGGTTGGGGTGCTGGCACATGGGGTGGAAGCACTTGGGGTGTCGCCAGTGACAGGAATGTTACCACTCAGCTTAGAATATATTCCCAAGATAATTTTGGTGATGACCTGTTGATTAATCCACGGCTTGGTGGTGTTTATTATTGGGATGAAAGCTCAGGAACAAGCACAAGAGCAGTAGAAATTTCAACATTAGGAAGCGCTTCTAATACACCAACCATCTGTTTGCAAATTATGGTATCAGACATAGATCGCCATGTAATTGCTTTTGGGTGCAATGCAATCGGCTCAGCGACACTTGATCCATTATTGGTAAGGTGGTCTGATCAGGAGTCGGCAGTTGACTGGACTCCTACATCAACAAACACATCAGGTGGGGTTGTTCTTAGCACCGGCAGTGAAATAGTTGGCGCATTAAGAACCAGACAAGAGATTTTGATTTGGACAGACTCGGCATTACATTCAATGCGATTTGTGGGCGCTCCTTTTATTTTCTCATTCAATGAACTGATGTCTGGTGTTTCAATGGTTTCCCCAAAAGCCTGTATTAATGCCAATGGTGTGGTTTACTTTATGGACAGGCGTGGATTTTTTATATATTCGGGTCGTGTAGAGCCTTTGCCTTGTTCGGTTAGAGATTATATTTATAGCAACCTTAACTTAAGTCAGGCTTATAAAATATTTGGTGTTGCCAATGTGGATTTTAATGAAGTCATGTGGTTTTATCCCTCAGCAGACTCAACAGAAATAGACCGTTATGTTTTGTACAACTATATTGAGAACATCTGGACAATCGGAACAATGGTGAGAACTGCTTGGACACCAGCCCATTTGGAGAATTATCCTGTTGCTGCTGGTAAGTCTGGTTCTGATTCCAACTATCTTTACAACCATGAATACGGACATGATGATGACGAAAGTGCGATGACCGCCTATATTGAAACGGCTGATTTTGATATTCAGGATGGCAATAATTTTATGCTTATTTCCAGAGTGATACCAGATGTGCAATTCAGGGATGGAGACAGTGGTGATGCAATGGATGTTTACATAAAAGGCAGGGACTATCCCGGAGACAGCCTAACGACTTTATCCACATCTTCAGTTACAAGCTCGACACAAGAGGCTTTTGTAAGGTGCCGCTCAAGACAGGCAATGCTTCGTTTTGAATCTAGTGGAGTGGGTTATGGTTGGAGGCTAGGTTATTTTAGATTAGATACACGCTTGGATGGGAGAAGATAGTGGCTCAAAAAACCGTTATTCCTTTGCCCGTTGCTCCCAAAGAGTATTCCTCGTTTGATCAGGGCGCATTAAGATTAACATTGGAAAATTCAATTGGTGATCTCCATATAGATATAGGCAATGCAACCAAGATAGAAAACAAGCCTTCAAGTTTGGCGCTCAAGAGACATCAGTTTTTGTTAATGGGGTCTTCAGGTGGCTGATGCATTAAAGGTTTTAGGGCAGTCAGACCCAGCGGCTACGACAGTAACGACTCTATACACAGTCCCCGACAAAACAATGACAACAGTAAGTTCTATTGTTGCTGCAAATAGAACAGGCTCTGCCATCACATTTAGATTAAGCGTTCATGTAGAAGGCGCTGCTGCTGATGATAAACAGTATCTATATTATGATAAATCTATTGCGGCAAATGATTCACTAACAATAGTGATAGGAATAACTTTAAACCAGACTGATGTGGTAAAGGTATATACCAGTGCAGTTGATATGAGTTTTAATATGTTTGGTTGTGAAACCACCAATGACTAGAGGTAATTAATGGCTAAAAAATATATGGGAGAAAATGATCCAGCTTTAGATGCTCTTTATGAGGAGTTAGGTGCGATTGGTACAAACCCAAAAACTAGGGCTGATAGGAGAAAACAAAGACAGATTGAACGCCAGATAAGAAAGATTAGGGCGGGTCGATTAGGTGGTCTTGGTGGTCTTTTCCGCAGGCTTTTCGAGACTTCAGGAAAAGGTTTGCTTAATCAATATATCTCTCAACCGCAACTAGACCAGTTTGCTATGGAAATACAAGACCCGGAGAGATTCCCGACACCTGCTCAAGATGTTCTTGGGTTTGGTAGGCTTGGGCTTGGAGATGTATCCGAAGCACAGGAGGCTGTTCCTATTGAAGAAATTATAGTAGATGCCACAAAGAGAGCGCCTACTATGTTAGCGACAGAACCAAAGTTTGATATTAGTTCTAAGCTGGGACGTAATCAAATTCGTAGTATTGAAAAAAGGAGGCGCAGAATGGGGGAAAAAAGGAGGCGCAGAATGGGGGAGTCTCCTGATGCATTTAGACCTGATTATGCAATTGAGTTTTTACCTGATCATCTGAAAGAAAAATATAGAGATGAGCTTTTGGATTTTGCATCGACCTTTTCACCGCATGAAAGCCAAAGAGCATCGCTTACTTTTGACCAATATGGAAGAAGGACTACCCCGGCAGGACAATATGTCAAAGGCGGAGATGTTAAGAAGGAAAATAAGTGGGAAGAGGTTAGTGGTCAAAGCCCATTTTTAACAGGAGAGCTTGAGTTTATGCCACCGATTGCAGGAATTACAAGCCTTGGGGCGAAGATTCCTAGTATATTAAAGGCAATAAGAGCATTAAAACGACCTAAAGATTTAAAGGTTCTCCCCCATGGTTCTTATCCGCGTAAAATATCATGGAATGAAGCTAATAAAATGGTACAGCAAGAAAATGCTTTGAGTTCTCTTCGTCCAACAAAAGGATTTTTAGACAGTCTTAAAGAACGGGAAGCCTTGGCTTTTATGAATAAAATTACTCTTCCTATGGTGGGGTATGGGTTGGCAGAAACAATAGGCTACGAGCAACAAAAAAAGAAAGAAGCTGAAAAAGAAGCTGGGGAAAATTTGGAAGCCTTTATTGCGGGCAATGAAGCCGAAGGTCTCAGGAGAGAGAATATGATCAGAGATAGAGAATTAGCAGAACGACTGGCTCTTGCCAGCATTGATATTGATGGGCTGAGTCCTGAGATTCAGGCATATATTGAAGCTGAACAAGCCAGTGGATACGCACATGGCGGTGCATTAACAGGACAGGCAGATATGCTCTCCAGAGCAGGTCGTGGTGATGACACCATGCTCATGCACGTTACCCCAGATGAAGTAGCAGGAATTGCATCATTGGCACCCGGCATGATGACCATAAACCCAGAAACAGGATTGCCTGAAGCTGGTGCGTTTAGGGATATGCTTGGCTTTGCTTTACCGTTTTTAGGCACAATGGTTGGCATCCCTCCGTGGGTGAGTGGTGCAATAGGTGCAAAACTTAGAGGTGGAGACACAAAAGATATGTTGTTAGGCGGAATAACGGGTGCTTTTATGGGTAATCTTGGAAAAAATTTGTCTAATGTGCCTGATATTGGTGCAACAAATCTTGCTAATGAGGCTGCAACACAAGCATTAACCGGTCAAGCTGGTTTATCTTTGGCTGATCCTACTGCAATGAGCATGGCTGGAGATGCTTTTACGAAAGCTGGTATTGATCCTACTGCTTTTCAAAAAGTGGTAGGTGGAGGAATGGACCCTCTTGCTTATTTAGCCAACACAGGAGTTAAACCAGCACAGATTGCTTCTTTTACATCAGGATTATCAGATATTGCTAAAACAAATCTTCCTGATACTTTTGGTCAAACAATGAAAAATATAGGCGCTGGAGCTCCAGCAATAAAAGATGCATTAATGAGCGGCTCTGGAATTTTTAGCTTGGGCGGAATAGGATTGCAAG